TGATCCTAATGCTTGTGTAATCATACGAGATAATGTTAATACTGGTCGCATCTCTAAAGACGCTACTAAACATTTAGTTCCTTGTCGCATCATAGATAACATAACTTGAGATAACCACATTGACTTGCCATGTCCTGACGGGCCTGTAATTATCGTAAGTTCCGCCATCCGAACACGAAATTTATCTTCCGTCTTAATCCAGCCAAGCGATTTACCAGAATGAATTTCCTCACCAAAATACTTGATGACATCATCAGTAAATGTGTCTGTACTCTTAACTTTAAACTCTGCTTGAGAATATCCTTCATTGTAAAACTCCTTAACAGTTGATTGATTTACTGTGAGCTTATCAATAACATCTCCAAGATTCATACACCACCTTCCCAAACTTTTTTAGTCTTAACAGCTTCTTCCACAGGATCGTTCCATCTTGATTGATTAATATAAGTTGTAGTGGCTGGAACATAACCTTCCTTCCATGATTTAGTTTCCTTCATTTTTTGAATATGGTCAAGTATTTCATCTTTGATCTCATATAATTTTCTATTACGCCATTTTTCTTCACATTTAGTTTTAGATATTTTACGAGCTGGATATGACTCCCAAAATTCTGTAAAAGAACTTCTAGCCAACACATATATATCTTTATCTCTATCTATATCTCTATCTCTATCTAGTATAGACTTTGTATAGTCACACTCTATTATCCACTTACTTAATGATTTTATTACAGAATTTATAAATTCTATAGGGTATCTTAACCGGTAAGCAATCGCCTGATCTTCAGGTAAATAACCATCATATTGACTAGCTAAACACCATAATTTGATTAAAATAGCTTGTTGATCGTGAGTCATTGCATTAAATTCAAAATCCTCTAATAAGTCAATTCCATATAGTTTGAACCAGGGCATTTTCTTAGTTTCATCTGCATAAGTCTTTGGCTTATAGTGCTGGAATTTATCCCAATTCTTAACTTTGTATTTCATGTAAACTCCTTAAAATAAACATTTTTCATATAAATCTGTCATTGGCACAGACTTTGCTTTAGGAATAATCTGCAGCTTACAATCAGGCCTATTCTCAAGAAACCATTTAGCAGATGCCTTGTTACTAAAGGCTCTGATAGGTTTGCCATCAAATTCATCTAATATAATAAAACGCAAATAATCCATGTGAAAAACATTAGCATAGTTAAATTCTATATGCAAACTATTTTATTTCTATTATTTATCAAATAATGCTTGACATGGTTCAAAATGCCATTAATATGGGTATTGCAACATCTAACCCTTAGGAGAATTACATGAGTATAAAGACTATGATTGTAACAGGAATAGCGTTTTGGTGTTATGTAGGATTATGCCTATATGTAATAGGTAAATTGTCAGGAGCAATATAATGGAAAGACATTTAGATCCTGATGCTTATTTAGACGATATGGAACGTCTTGAACAAATGGAAGAAGAAGCGCAACATAAACTAGATCAACAAGAGAAGCATGATGACTAAATTTATATGTTGCTTTATGATAATTTTTATAGGATACTTCTTATGGCGAATCATGGCTTAATACCAATATCAAAAGTAATACAAGAGCTTAAATTAATAACCAAAGATTTAAAAGAACATAACGATAGGATGGATGAAAAATATGGAAGAATTGATGTTTTACCAACAAGTGATGCAGGAACTACACGAACTGGAAATGAAACTACAGGAGAATCCAAATGAGTAACGGAATCGTAAATATCAAAGGTAAAGAATATAAAACAGTAGCTCTTAGAGTTGCAGAATTTAGAGATAAATTTCCTAACTATTATTTAACAACAGAGATTGTGAAGATTGATGATGACCAATGTATTATTAAAGCTTATGTCGGCCAGCACAAAGATGACGGTTCAGTTCAAACTTTTGCTACAGGCCATGCTCAAGAATTTCGTAAAGCAAGTCAAATCAATGGTACTTCTTATGTGGAAAATTGTGAAACTTCTGCTATCGGTAGGGCTTTGGCTTGTCTTGGTATTGGTGGTACTGAGTTTGCTTCAGCTAATGAAGTTGTTAATGCTATTCACCAACAAAGTAATCCAGTTAAAGAATTGGTTACTGAAGCTGCTTTAACAGTTGCTAAAAACAAATTATTAGAAGCTAGTAAAGAAGGCAAACTTAAAGAAGCATTTTTTGCTTTAACACCAGCAGTTCAAGAAGAATTGCGTGAGTATGCTAATGATCTTAAAAAGACTGCATGAGTCATTTACTTGATAATAGGCGTCACCGGATAGTAACCGCATCTAATGCCTGGGCTTCTGTAAACGAAAGACAAAAGCTCTGGCGTCAGATGACTATGCGTGAACCACCTTTTGAAGGTAACGAAGCTACTGCATGGGGTAATTTACATGAGAAAGATGCTTTGTCAGCTTTTGAAAAAGAAATGGGTGACTTTTGTATGCCTGGCAATAAACTTATAGTGCATGATAGTTTGCCTATAGGTGCTAGTGCTGATGCTTACTTTAATGATGATCCAGTAGAGCTTAAATGCCCATTTAGCATGGAGTTTTATCCTACTATGCCTGATCGTTATTACTACCAAGTCCAGATGCAAATACATTGCACCGGTAGAGATCAAGGATGGTTTAGCGTATGGACACCAAATGGCATTACAGTTGAGCTAGTAAAAAAAGATGATAAATGGCTTGACTGGTATAAACCTTTGTTGTTAGAATTTATGGAGTTTGTAGAAACAGATGTAGAACCAACAAGATGGAAACGTAAACCAATTTATACTAAGGAGTAATATATGGCTGAAGGATTTATACCAAAACCAGGAACTGCGTATTTAAGACCTAACACAAGAAAAACTGAAGATTGGATGGCAGACTTTTCAGGCACAATGATTACACCTGAAGATATGCAGCCTAATACAGCTTATTTTATTAATGTTACTGATAGAGCTGAAAAAGGTGATTTAAAAGTTTCTTTTGGCAAACAAGTTATGCCAAGAACACAAGAATCTGCTAAGGGTGCAGATGAAGTGGTGGATGGAGATGTTCCTTTTTAGGAGCATCCCCAAACACTTATAACTATTTATTCATTACATACATGGTTACTTCAAATCCAAAACGCATTTCTGTTGCTGCTGGTGTTGTCCACATAATTGCTCTCCTTTCTTTTATAATGTTCGTATTATACTGCTACCGTAGATTTAGGGTAACAGTAAAATCATTAACTAGGGGTATGTAATATATGGATATGCACTCATTAGAATTGGAAGTTGGATGCTATGCAGCCGGTGTGTACCATGAAGCTAACACTAGAACTTTAGAAGAAAAATTAGGAGTAATCAATGTTATTAGAAATCGCATTAAATCTGGCCATTGGGGGAATAATGCTTGTAGCGTTGTATATGCTCATGGACAATTTTATGGAGTTACAGACCAGACACATGATGATGTGGATACAGAAGCATTTCTTAAAACAGAATTATTGGTTATTGATGCAATTGTACTTCATAAATATATTAATCCGGTTGCAGACAGTATGTACTTCCATGATGACTCAATTAAAAAAATGGCTAAATGGGGTAATAAAACAGTTAAAATAGGTAAAATGATATTTTATTAGGAGTATATGATGAGCTTTGAGAGAGTATCAAGATTTATACATAGACATGCAGAATCAGTAGCTGTATATAAGCATAATGCTAGATTTATTGTTAGGCCTGCACGATATAGAGATATTCCAGAAGTGCCTAGAGAGCTTATGGGCCAAAAATTAGTAGGTATATATAATGCTACTAAACCAGAGTATAATGACAATCAATTAGAGTCCGACATGATGTGGGCAGAAAAGAATATAATATGAACGCAGTTGCATGGCTTTATGAAGAATATGATGTTAAAACAGGTGAGCTGTTAAAGTCTTATTTATGGTCATTTCATCCGAATCAATTATCGTATTTGAACGATTTAAAAAATACAACTCACCACATCAAAATAACGCCTTTAGTAGCAGGAAGCCCTGTAGAAGAATACAAAGGATTAAGCAAATATGATTCTAAGCGTTTAACAGAAGCGGAGAATGGATTATGAATTTTTTAGAAAAGGTAATTGATTGGCTTATTTGGCTTTTAATTATTGGCGGTATTGGATGGTTTATTTATGGATTGTATCAATTAACTAGCGTAATGTTTATTAGGGGATAATATGGATATAGATGATATTCTTAACGAAAGACAAGAACAGTATGGTGACTTTTTAAATAGATCTAAAATATCACAAGATTTTAAGACGCTTATTCATAATGGTAATTCTTACCGTATGTTAAAAGCGGATCAAAAAGAAGCTTTAGAAATGATTGCTACAAAAGTAGGCAGAATTGTCAATGGCGATCCTGATTATCTTGATTCATGGTTAGATATTCAAGGATACTGTCAATTAATTATTGATAGAGTGCGTAAAGATAAAATTGCTTTAGATAATGCAGTTGATATGTATGTAGTTGAAGGAGTGCCTAAAGAAACAGCAGTACAATTACAACGATCTGATGATGAGTAGGTATCCAGATTTGGTAGTTATTACACGTTTAGTAGAAAGCCTAAAAATACTAAACTTATACATCCTCTGATGTAGGCTTGACGATACCTAAAACGTACATAAAGGGCTGTTTAAGCCCTTTTCTTATATTAGTTAGTGAAATGTACTATCTTCATGTTGAAGCTCGGCATAGATGCTTAGTTCTTCCCCTGAAATCTCTATATACGATCCGTCAGAAATCTCAAGTATGATTATATTATCTCCATAATCTAGTTCGGCAGACACAACAGTTTTACCTACAAGGTGATCGCATATTTTTTGTGCTGTTGCGGCCATAATTGTCCTAAGCTATTTTACCTATCCACCGGCCAGATGTATTTAATACCATAGGCATAAGTTTAGGTTGTCCGTTAATGATAACGCCACATCCTACAATAAACCTACTTTTGAAGTTTTTAGCATAATCAAAAGCCATAGATTTTTGATGAATAAGGCATCCTACTTGCATACCCCAAATAAGTGCGTCTGGGTTAGAGTAATAACCAATACTGAATTTAGTATGATAATGGCCCTGCACCGTACTCATACCATATTGTTGAGCTACTTTTAAAACGTCTGCTGACATGCCATGAGTAAAGAAACACCTAGAGTTGTCGCTTAGGGTTATGGTGTGGTCATCTACCCATTGCCATCCCCTGCCAACGCCTAAAAACTCATTGTAATGTTTTAGGTAGGCTTTAGGCATACCATACTTTAATGCTCTACGATACACTAATGAGCTATGGTTACTATGCACCAAAGTCATTTGTGGAAATATCTTTTCTAATGCTTTAACGTGTTTTTTAGCTTCTTCTAACTCATGTCCAGCAGAGTATAAATCTGGATTATGTTCGTGCATAGAAATAGCATGTTGATCTAGTTCGTCACCAATGTTTACTACATGGTCAAATTTGAATTGTCTTTTAAGTGCTGTAAGGAAGGCTAGTGCGTCTGGGTGATGATATGGGATGTGCATATCAGATATTACTAAAACTGATTTATATTTCGCCATTATGATACCCTTAGTATTGTGGTGCTTTATTATACACTAAGAAATTACAATAGTAGCAGTTTTAGCTTCTTTCAGTTTATCAAAAAAAGTATTAAAGGCTAGTTTAGAATTGCATATAAAATCTCCACCTGTCCAGCTAATGCCTAATAATATACATCCGTCTGTGTCTTTAGATGTATTGCCAGGATGAATCCTTATGCCTTCAAAACCAGGCACATTTAATACATGGGGTAATTGCTTACCAAAACGAGTAGAAAGATCAATGATGACAGGGTAAGTGCCAGTAGGAATAGCTGTTTGTCCATTTATTTTTTCCCCTTTTCTAACTACATCTTCTAAAGAAAAACTATGATAAACACCATTAATGTAGAATTTGCCGATAGTATAACTGCTTCCATATTCAAACCTTTCTAATCTAAGTTTCATTTCTTTATAGCTAAATACATGCGTTCACCAATAATGAATGACATACAAGCACCTGTCATATCTAGGAATACGCTTACAACTGCTGTAGGAACGCTAGGTGAGTAGATAACTGCAATAGTAGCAATTAGTATGAATGATACAATAACGTATCTATAACAAGCTCTAAGATCAACAATCCATTTAGAAGGTTCGCCATTAGGTGTGTCTAAATCAGCTAATGCTTTTAAGCGTTCTGTTTCAGCTTGTATAAGAGATATGCGTTCTTGCATGTTTTGTGGTTGGCCACCAGCTCCACCTGTTAGCTTGGCAAATATACCTCTAACGCCATCTGTAAATGCAGGAACTAATGCTGGTAATATAAGTGAGATTAAGCTACCCATTATGTTGTTGAACTCCCATGATTGTGATGATGTAATTCAGGTGTTTCTTGTTTAGGCTTTGTAGGGCCTTTAGCAAAAAACTCTTTAAGTTTGTCTAGTATTTTCATTATAGTTCTAACGGATCAAATCCAAATTGTTTAGCAACTTTATGTTGCATACGTTTAAATTCGCCTTTATGTGATAGGTATATTTCTGATGTAGGATTGTTGATATAGATAATTTGGTGAATCATCTCATGTAAAAGCGTTTTTATAACAGTATCTAAATGACTACATTTACCGGTTGAGATTGTTATTTTGTGTGGTTCAGGTTCGTATTCACCATAAACTTCAGGGTTGTTACATACCACAAATTCTACACGCTTGGCAGGTGGAAATGGCATAGATGCGAAAGGTTCTATTTGTATAAATGCGGTATATAAAGCTGCGATAGAATCTTCTGTTATCCACATTAAACACTTGCTTTCGGTTGAAATAATTTAGCATCAAATACTGCTGTTTGGTTTATTTCTGGAAAGTATATATAGACTGCATGCTTGCCTTCGTAACTATCAGACTTCCAGCATCCTTCATGGTTAGCATGGCCTAGTTCGGTAGCATAAGCTGCGTACTCGTAGCCTTGTAATCCCATCTTTTTAAAGATGCACTCTTGGCCAGTAAGTACAATTTCTCCTGATTCTGTTTTCATGCTCATTTCTTTAATCTGTTCCTGAGCATAAGGATATTCTAATAACAACACCCATAAAACAAGTAATACTGTAATATAGGTTAATACTTTCATTTTATTTTCCTAGAAACGTATGACTAATATATCCGATAAATCCGCCCATAGCAGATACGATCATCATGCCAGCCCACATACCACCACGACCTTTGTTGGCAAGCTCTAATAGCTCTTTTATGTCTTTTTCAAGGCTTTCTACTTTATGTTCTAAAGATTCCACCTTGCCTATAAGTTTGCCATAGGATACTGGATTGATGTCGTTCATCATGCACTTTCAGGCATTGCATCCCAAGATTGTTTTTCTTCATTCCAAGTAAAGCGACCTTCTTCTGTTGGGTAATCAACAGGTGCTTTCCATTGTGCTTTTGTTTCGTCTAATATCCATGAAGCAAAAGGTTTAGGTGGAACAAACGCATCTAGTGTTTCGTCATAAGTGTAACCAATACCTGCGTAGTTTTTACGAATACGAGCATTATATGATGTTTGTTTCCAAGTGCCACCTAATAGGTTAGAGCAAAAAGCAATACCTTTAGCTTCACTTTCTACACCATTTTCATCTAGTAATTCAGCATTATTTACAACTATGCCTTGAACAACTATTCCGTTTTCTAATTTTACAAAATGTGCCATACTTTAATCCTTATTTAAATGGTTTGCCTGTAATCCAACCTACTAATGAATAACGTTTGCCTTCTGTAATAGGTGTAAC